TGAGTGTAAATCAGGTCCCTTCACTTGCTGGGTCATCGGGCAATAAAATCAATGAGATCCTAGCATATACTCTACAGTATTGGCAATATCGCTCATAGCATCACGGAGATTTTCTCTTTGCCCAGATTCCTGTTTACGAATTGGACGAGAACTATCGCAGAGAGTCCACCTCCAATGATTCATTTCGGAGCAGAACCACAAATTAATTTTCATTCTTATAATACTCCAGTTCTATCCAATTAAGAAGTGTTTGAAATGCAGTAATAGAATTCTCGGTGCAGTTATCTTCTTTGAGTTTCTGAACGTAATATTCAAGTGCTTCAATAACCATTTGGCGGTCCATTTGGGATATAAGAGACATAATCCTCCTGACTCGATACTTATTATACTGAAAAGGGGAGTCGTTGTCAACTCCCCAATTCACACTATGTATTCAAATATCAGAACTTGAAACCAAGACCAGTAGTGAAGACTGGTGAGTAAGTTCCATTGGTAGCACCGTAACTGTTAGCAGAATTGGTGGTAGGGAACTTCAGGTCAGCAAAACCAACGAGTGAATTGCTGATACGACCTTCGACTCCAAGAGCAAGAACAAATTGACCACGATTGCCGACAGCAGACTGATAGTTAGCAGCAGTTTCATTCACGAAAGGAATCTGATAACCAGCACCAGCATACACATTGGCACGACTCACACCACTCTTGGCACGGGAAATACTCCAATCATAGGAAACCAGAGCACCACCACCAGCACCGATTTGACCAGCAGGACTACCAACAAGGTTGGCATAGGGGCGGACCGAAACAGCATTCAGATTAGTGAAGTTCTTCACGGCATATCGTGCTTGAATCGTGGCACCAGAAACAGTACGCTGAGCACTGTAACCATTGCCAGCAACACCTTGCTGATCGAGAAGCACACCAACACCTAGATAGTTACCAACTCCTTGTGCCTTTTGAGCAGCAGCAACCTCAAGAGCACTCACACGAGTATTGGTTGCAGCAATCTCTTTAGAGAATTCAGCACGCAGGGCAGCGGCAAGAGCAGCATCAGCAGCGGTTTGATACTCACTAATGCGGTCAAGGCAGGCATTCGTCAGAGCAGCAAGTTCAGCACGAGTAGCAGGTTGACCGGGACGGAAAGTGCCATCAGGATAACCAGCAACACAACCGTAACGCTCTACCAGATTAGTGATTGCTTGATAAGACCACTGGGTGGGTTGAACATCACCCAGTTGCTTAACGCTGGTGACTTGTGCCATTGCAGGAGAAGCGATAGAAGACGCAGCAACTACACCGGCAGCAATAATATTTTGAAAAGTCATATTGTGTTAAGATTTACAACTACAGTGTTTATTTAGAAGCTCCAGGAATTATGGAGCAAGCGGATTAGGGGATTCGAACCCCTGACGAACTGCTTGGAAGGCAGCCATTCTACCACTGAATTAAATCCGCAATGTGGGAGATTTGACTCTCCCGGCACTTGCCTTCACACGGACATATGAAGTATATGACATAATGAGTATTATGTCAAGCCCCATAACAGAATTGAACTGTTCTCTGCAGTTTACAAAACTGCTGCATCACCACAATGCTTATAGGGCAACACGGGGGTGATCAAATCCCCGACCTAAGAAAACTTAGGATTTAGTAAGGTTTCCAGTAGCCGTTCTTATCTCCCATAAGGAAGATGTAGGTATCGAACCTACAAAGGACAGTCCCTAACGGAACTTCTGGGAGTTCCACCCAGAACCGACTTATATATGTTACATTATTTTGACGTAGTTGTCAATAGTCCTCGTCGCTGTAATCTTTTTTTAATAGAATTTCCATTTACACCAAAAACTCTACCAGTATGAGAATAACCATAACTTTTAACCATTTCTAAAAGTTCTTCATCACTTGGATAGTTTGCCTTTTCTCTAACCTTTTTAGCACATTTATCAGAGCAATATTTCTGCCTAATAGACATTTCAGAATTACATACTGGACAAGGAATCATTTTTTTAGTAAACTCACTTTTCCAAATAGTATATTCCTCATCAAATCTTACCACATCATCTGGAATACTGGTAATATCATTATGAACTTCTCTGTGACAGTTAGCACAAAGACAAACACATTTTTTGAGTTCATCAGAAACTTTACTCCAAGCACGAGTTACTCCTTTTGAAGATAAACCAAAATCTTTTTCATCAGGATTTAAGTGATGAAACTCTAATGCCCCGATACATTTATTATATCCACATATTCCACATTTTTCTTTAAATGCTTTTAAAGCATATTCTTTTGCTCTTCTTCTATAATCAGAAACTGCTTTTTTATTAGACATACCCTACAAATATTTTATTACTATTTATAATAATAGCATATTTCAAGGGTAAAACTCCGAGTGTCAGAATCGAACTGACCTATAACAAATTAACAGTTTGCTCCCGCACCTTGCGGGCTACTCGGAATGATGGCATAAGTGTGATATACCTCATAAGGATATAACAGGGACTTACGCTCTATCACTTTTATATATGGAGAATAAATCTCCAATGGAGAATAGGAGACTCGAACTCCTGACACCCGCCTTGCAAAGGCGATACTCTACCAACTGAGTTAATTCCCCAAGATGGGTTAAGTGTAATATATCTCATAAGGACATAACAGGGACTTAACCTCCAACAATTTATATAGTAACAAACTTTAAGAAGTTTGTCAAGCGTCCTCTGTAGGATTTGAACCTACGACACATCGGTTCGTAGCCGATTGCTCTATTCCACTGAGCTAAGAGGACAAATTCTGAGGGTAGGATTCGAACCCACGAATGGCGGGACCAAAACCCGCTGCCTTACCACTTGGCGACCTCAGAATGGGGTGCCGTGAGGGAATCGAACCCTCATACAGAGAACCACAATCTCCTGTCTTACCATTAGACTAACGACACATAGCAGTAGGTAGATTTGAACTACCGACCATAGGCGTATGAAACCCGTACTCTACCACTGAGCTATACTGCTGAGGCGGAAGTGGTTGGATTTGAACCAACGGATGCCTCTTAAAGACATCGGCGGTTTAGCAAACCGCTGCATTAAGCCACTCTGCCACACTTCCAATGGAAACAACTGGACTCGAACCAGTGGTCTTTCGATTATCAGTCGAATGCTTTACCAACTAAGCTATGTTTCCATAGTATTCCTAACGGGATTCGAACCCGTGCTGCCACCTTGAAAGGGTAGTGACCTAACCGCTAGTCGATAGGAACTTGATGCTACAACCGCCAAGGAGGAACACTCCATAGGCAGAGTAGCAACGACCCATACGGGATTTGAACCCGTGATCTCCACCGTGACAGGGTGGCGTGATAGACCGCTACACTAATGGGTCAAGGTGGGAGGAGCAGGATTCGAACCTGCGAAGGCAGAGCCGTCTGATTTACAGTCAGATTCCTTTAGCCACTCGGAAATCCTCCCACGATGGGTCTGGTCGGGATCGAACCGACGACTTACAGGTTAAAAGCCCGCTACTCTACCAACTGAGTTACAGACCCATATAATGTGGAAAATATTCGGTTGTCGATGTGCTGGTGGTCTCTCAACCACCCTTTAAGAATATCACCGTTTGGTCTCTGGGGGGAGATTGGTGGACACTTAGGAAACTGTCACAGGCAATAAAAAAGGGGAGAAAACTTTTGGTTTCTCTCCCCTTTCTTTTGCTTTTATGGATTACATCTTACATATGTTTTTCCATATTCGCAAACAGGGGAGTACCCTCGATATGCCAATAGCGGCAATCGCTGGTAATAATCTGTTTGTTCATTTGGAAAGACATTGTTTTCGACCTAAGTGTGTTTATTTATACAAGTAATATAGCATTATTCGAAAGCGTCCCGTGTAGGATTCGCACCCACGACCGATTCTTTAGAAGAGAATTGCTCTGTCTCCTGAGCTAACGGGACATAAGGAACCTCCCTGTTTGTGCATCGTTGAGAGGCATGGGAGGTGTGGGATTTATAAGAAGTTTGGACCTCCTTCACCCGTGATACCACTATAAGGCATCAGGGCACTAAAGTCAACCCTTTGCTTCCTTACGAGCGTTCTTTTCTTCGGTAATCTCGGTTCTACGTGCCTTGACCAGCTTGGCAATCTCCTGAAGTGCCTTACGAGCACGAGTTCCTGCTGCACTATTGCCAGCAGCAAACTTTTCGTCTTCTACTTTCCATGCTTCAACAGCACTCAGTAGTTCTTGTGATACGGACATAATAATCTCCAAAATAAAATAGGATATGTTTATATAGTCAGTTTTTTGGACAATCTTCTACCCAAACTGCACAAATTCTCATTGGAGGTGCAAGTGCCTTACATTCATCAGTATAGCAGACACTTTCATCATTCTTTTCATCAACATATTTTGGTTTATATTTTTGATCTGCTTCTTCAATAATACGATCATATTCTGAAGTTACATTTTGAATTTCTCTATCAACATCTCTGCCAATTCTGCGATTCAGTTTTTCAGGATCTTTAATTATAAATTCATTAAGAATAGTTTGTGGGAAATATTTTCTTTGAATCTCATCAAATAAATCCCAAAGTCCATTTTCAGATACTCCAGTACACTGGGAAAGTATTGCAATAATAGAAGATAATACAATTCCTATAATTGCATACTGCTTTATATCTGGTTTTTTATTTCCAAAATTGAAATTCATCCAATAATACTCTCTCTCCACTCTTCACTCATATTCACCATAATTGCTTCTGCTGCTTCTGGTGTTTCGGCATACCCTTCATCAAGAAGGTGTGAGAGGATGATGTCGTAGAGGTCTGTTTGTTCTTTTTGATTTCTTGGAGATTTTCCCATTTTTAATGCGTCATCTCCTTTTGTTCTGGAAAAAGTAAGATTTCTATTTCCCACTTTTTCTTTCCTTTTTTCCAATTTTTTGTTTATTTTTTTCTTTACAGTATTTAACCTTTGTTCTCCTTCACCTTTTGAAATGTATCCAGCACTAGATTGATATGCTGTTATTGCTTTTGTCCCCGACATTATATTATCTGCTTTTTGTTTAGATGCTTTTTCATCCCTATCTTTAATATCACCTTTTTCTTCATAAACTTCCATATATGCTTCTTGAAGATTGCGAAGTTCTTGTGCGTCCATTCTACGAATACTTTTTAGTTATTTATAAAAAAAGGAGGGTACTAAGACCCCCCCCCCTTCAGTTATTCTATTGTGTCAAACTTCTGCTAGGATCAGTCGGTTGGCATAATTATAAGCAAAGTCAGTTCTGGCACCATGATGCCCCCAACGTATCCATTTTTTAGCAAGTCTCATATAATCATTAATGGATTTGCCAGGTGTTTTCATTTGATTCTCAATCATCTTCCAATCACCTTCATACATCATATATTGCAATTGAGTATCAAGTGTGGAAGGGTCTCCCCCAATACGAGCGGCAAACTTACCAAGACCATAATATCTTGGAGCATTTGTCCATTGGAGTATTCCTACCCCACCACTCCTACACTGGTGATAAGGCACTCTAGCACCACCTTCACAGATATTAGGAGTGAAGGTAGATTCTTGTCGGATATTGCCCATAATGGTTGCTAGGGCGTTTTTGTCACTGATTCCTCGTTTCTGTAAGAATTCCAGAGTACGGGACTCATTAGTATTACATCCTTTACAAACTAATCGTTTTACTTTAGGTTTTTCGGGAACAACCTCTTTGGTCTCTGTCTCTTGAGTAGGACCTTCAGGAACAATTGCGAAAGGCGGTTGTAGTGCTGAAGATGTTGCCATACTCGGTGCTGGCAGTGTTGCCGCTGATGTTGCAACCGCACCCAAAATCGCTACGGTTACATTTGTTAGGTTTTTAAGCATTAAGTTTAATTGAATTCGGCATCCGTATAGAAGGGGGGTCCACCTCTTTCTCAAAAGGCACCTTCCACGGCTCTAATTGTCACGATCAAAGACTCATAATAATTACCCTGCTCATAACAGGGATTTCTTCATAATAAGTTAATATTTAGTGTTTGTCAAGTATGACAGTTTGTAAAGTGTCCTATAAATACAGAGTCCGCATTATCTCCAATGTCAAGAGAGTGGAACACTCCAATTAGAGAACCATGGAATCCTGTCATTAAAAAATGTCTTGATGCTATCGACGAGCACATCAAGACATATATTAAGACAGGGGATGAATGGCACTTAATGCAAGCAGAAATATTACGGAAGTATGTAAAAGACTTAAAGATTTGGATTCATAATCAAGAAAAAAGTTAAGACACCCAGAGTTTTCCTTCTGCAATTCGTCTTCTTCTCAATCCTGCCTCCACTTTACTACCAGGATTGCGATACATTTCCAAAGTTGCCGGAATTGCTTTCCAATCTTTTTCTTTTAACTTTTTGGTAATCGTATTGAATCCAGGAGCGTTAAAAAAATCAGCACCAAGATTATAAGCAAAAGAGAGCAATGCTCCTCTTTGATTATCATTCATCTCACCCCAATAGGGAATTTTAGAAATTTTAGGAAGAAAACGATTCAATACATCGTGCTCTAACAGACGGTCAGCATACTCTTGAGTAATGACTTTATCTCTTTTAAATGGAGTGTAATTAAAGTCTCTTGTACTTCCCCATCCAATCGTAATTGGAAGTCCTCCAGTTAAAGGATCTGGGTATGCCTTTAAATGACATCCTTCAAATTCTTTGATTAGTTCTATTCCTTCTTTCAGAATAGAACTTTCTACTTTTTTACATTAAAGATCCTTCCCCATCCAGTCTTATCTTTTCCTTTCTCCAACCAACGATACATCAGATCAGACTTCTTATAGACGGCACCCTTACCATTTGTTGCGGGACCAGTATATCCATCATTCAGAGAACCATAAGGATCATTTACCACATAATCTTCACCCCTCTTACCAATCACTACAACCATGTGCCCACCAGAAGGAGCAGATAGAGTGCCCCTGTGATAGATCCCGATAACAACGGGTCTCCCAGCAGCAAGCTCACGATCAAGATCAGCAAAAGAAAGATTATAACTAAAGTGTGACTTAACTCCATAACCTTCCAGAACTTTTGTCTGAACGGTATGATCAGTGGTGTCACCAATTGCAAATACTTTTTGAATATAAGAGTCATCACCCTTTGTTCCCTGAAGAGTCCCTGGTTTAAAGTATTCTAAACACATCGCACAAGCAGATGAATTACAGGTTCTTTGAGCATCTCTGTAATTATCTGTTTGTGGGTAGTAAGGAACATTAAGAACACCGGGATCTGCTGGTTTTGTTCCGTAAACTGGTCTTGTTCTGAAAATACGAACCCAGTTTGAAGTATCATCAATCAAATCAGGATTCTTGTCCGCAAGATCCACTTCAAGTTGCTCTACTGCTGCAACATGCTTTGGGTTATTTTCGTCATAATGCTTAAAAAAGTTATGAAGATCTATTCGCATTTTAATCTCCTAGGTATTCTAATGAAAAAATATCATGCTCTGGAATATCAGGATTCAACCACTCACTAAATTCCGATTGAATCGCATATGCATTATCAATATCCATCTCACTCAAATAATGAATTCGTTCAATTGCCCAATCATGTGATGACCGAAGTGTCTGTTCCAAAGTTTCCATCAAAATAATCCTTTCTAAAATATCTGGAGAGTATGTTACTATTGTAGTATGCAGGAACTCCAGTGTCAAGCGATTCGGTCAGTACATTATTTAGGAACAGTTGTCGTGTTTCTTCAAAATTACATTTACCTTTGGTTTTATGTAATGATATTATTTTTCTTTCAAAACATTCCTTACCATATTTCGTAATATCTTCCTTAAGTTCAGGACAAGAACCATAATAATTTTTCCAATCTGATTCAGACTTTACTTTTCTTTTTTTTCCTTTTGGTGTTCTAAACTGCCAAAGATACTTACGTCCAATATATTTTCTACCGGTGGTCTTACAGGATATGAGATATACGAATCCAAAATAATCTCCTATATGCTGAGACTCAAAGATTTCCCCATTAAACTTCCATGGGTTCTCATAGCTCATAGAGTAATCTTAAAGAGCTATTAT